AGGTTAGCCACCGCAAAGCAACCGAGCATCCCTGGGAGTACCTTGAGAGACCGGGGGATATTACGTTTGTTTTTCCCGCCATTCGACTTCCTTTTTAATGCCGCTTGCAACCCGCGTAATCTCGACACCTGCCGCATCGCGATGCTCCACGCTCCACCTATACCAACCAGGTGCAAGTGTCTCAGTCGTTGCCTTAGGTACGTCGAATCTCAGCGTCACGTTTCCGCTACCTGCATCGATTACCGTACCCGTTACGACAAAAGAATACTCGCCACCTTCATCCATATACTGCATACCAAGCCGACAGGTTGAAGTGCCAAGGACGTATCCCGTAGGCAGTGCAACCGTCCACGAAAACGCTCGACCATTAGCGTTGAGGTAATCGTCGCCGACATAAAGAGGCCCCGTTATCTGACCGCTTGCCGTCACTGGTAGCGAAGTCTGAACGCTGCCCGATGTAATCAAATCAGTCTTGTCCTTGATTGCATCTAGCACGCCCTCAGATGGGTAGCTAATCACCCCACTGCTATTAAACCCAAGTATCCCCCTAATAGCAGTTCGCTCATTAGCCGTCCAGTCCGTACCTCCACCACCTCCGCCGCCGGCGGGTGCTAACTCTAAAGCGTTCGCGGTGTATTGCCAATCAGCACCATCCGCAACAATCATGCTGTAGACTTGGCGAAGTACATAGCCAACATCGCCCGCGTCGTACGTCGATGTTGACGTAGATCGACCTAGCACGCCGTCTGCTATTGCAGTCAATGCACTAGCATCGAAATCAGCCGCAACGATAACGCCCGGTTGTAGTTCATGGATATCAGCTGCAACATGATTTGACCCAGTAACCGCAACCGTTCGTTGCGTACCGCTGCTTATCAAAACATGCTTACCAAAGCTATCCGTTGCCCATGTCGCAGTAGTCAGCGAGTTCCACGTTGCGTTAGCGATAACATCCTGTAGGCCGTTAGCAGATAACGCACTAGCACCTAATTCGTCAACCGTTCCGACGCTAGTAATCTGCCCCGTTGCCTGTATCCCCAATGCCGCAAAATTAGCCGGAACTAGACCCGCTTGAAACTCGCCGACCGTCGCGTTCATCCGACCGCTAATCAACGCCGAAGGTAAACGCGACTGAATGTCTTGCGTATCGGTTTCAATGTCGGCGAACTTCGACAAGCCGAAGTTAGTTGCGGATTGATAATCAACCGAATCGATCTCGATGTAGATATTGACGGGCACCATGTTCGCAGCACCGCGAAGCTGTATCACCGCTTCTGTACCGCCATCTAACGAAGCATCCGGTATTCCGAACTCGTACCATCCAGGCATATTGGTATTATCAACAGCAACTAGCCCGCCGCTTGTGTAGGTGCCAAGCGTAGCCGTCACCAGTGTTATCTGGACGTCGTTCGCAAGATCGGAAGCGTAGTAGTAAGCGACTAGACCCGCTGAGTTGAAAACTAGGTTAGGCAACCCGGCTCCCGTTGTGCTCGACGAATCAGCGATAAAAATCAGACGTCGCTTGCTTGTAGTCCCGCGTTTAATCTTCACTGATCCGCTCCCCCGTTGATGTTAACCATGCGAGCCGCTGAACTACCACCGATGCCGTATACAGTCTGTTCAATCAAGATAAGCATCACCGTACGGTACAAGCTTGATGTTGCAAGCGTGATAGACGTTGATGCCCAAATCGTAGAGCGTGCCAACTGGTATTTGCCGCAAGCCTGAAACGTTGACCCATTGCCCTCGTCGAACAGATTGGTCAACGCTCCCAGCGTCTGTGCGAGGTTGTTCGTCGTGTTTCGATTAACACCATAAGCGAAAAGGGCGATGTCCTCAGCATTTTCGGCGAGAGTCCCCGCAGTCTGCGCACCCCAGTTCATCGTTGTAAAAACTGTCCCCGCAATGATTTTATCATTCGGAAAAACAATCGTGTTCGCAGCACCACGCCACACCGTAGCCGTCAGGTGGCTTGCGTTAGTCCAAGTGCCGAAGGTGTCAGCGTTTGATTGTGCGTACTTATAAGCCACCATGTAAGATCCGGTTGACGCTGCAACCGTGTAAAGCGTGACCCATCCGCTAGGCTTGATTGGTGCACCAGTTGCCCCGTCTCGGTACGCATGGCAAAGCATCAGATCGCCGGTTGCGTGAGTAGGCTGAGCGGTTAGGGAATCGGATAACTCGGTAGCGTGATCGACTAAGCTAATGCTCACAATTGCGGCTCCGTATTCGGATTTCCATCCCAAGTATCGAGTGCTCTGTTGTAGCTATTCCATCGCGTCGCACCTTCAGCCCGTTTTGAGGATCGAAGCAACTCAAGTCGCATCGCTTTAGCGGCATCTACGACAGCTTGCCCGTTATTCGCTAAACCCCGAGACTCGCAAAGGCTGATGAACTTTCGTCCAGCATCCGCGATTGCGATACAGTCAGGATGCCCGATAGCCCGCATCGCGTTGTTAAACGCTTCGTCTCCGATTGGCAATCCGGCTCCAGCGGCTTGAGTGCCAACCCATTCATAGCCAATCTCAGCAAGGTATGCCAGCAACGCCGAAACATTGCCCGGACCAATTAAATTGGCAACGCCAACTAGCGTCCACTTGTCGGGATCCGCCCACGCCAAATCGCGAGACGTTGCCGCCTCAATCAATTCGGCATCAGTAAGCGATTGCCAACCGTCTATTAACTCAACGACCTTGCGATATGTTGCCATGCTAGCCCCTTAAAAGCTTTCCAATTTCCGTTTGTAAATCAGCAATCTTTGACCAGAGGCGTTCTCGATCTTGTCTACACTCTTCGATGTCTTTTCGATTCTGGTTGTAAAGCACCGCAACAACCCCGCAGAGAGTTGTTAACACAGTGCCAACGAATCCGATGATGATTGATTCATTCCCGGTCACTTCAGCACCTCTCGCAAATCTTCAAAAGTAAAATAGCCTACCTTCTCGACCGTTCGTCCGTTTTCAGTAAGTAAAAATGTCGGCGTTCGCGGGTATGGATGATCTTCGCAATACGCTACTTTCCATCCGTTCGACTCAAACTTCGGTGCTTCGCATCGCTTCCACTTCTCGCACGGTGGACAGCTTGCCGATGTAAAGATGATGATTTCAGGCTTCGCTTTAGGCTTGTCACTCGGCGAAGGATCGACCATTTTGTTGGCGTCGGCAATATGGTTAGCTGCCTCAGCGGTATTCAGGATTAGGCCCGTTTTACCAGGTAGTAAAGTGCGAAATTCTTGATGGTCAGTTGTCAAGGAATCCTTGATAACTGCGACTTGCTCAATCAACCCATCAACCGGCTGAGTGAAATCCGGCTTCGGCACCGAAGGCTGATTCGTCCAAAGCAATCCGCAAACCAACAATAGCAAAATAAACACGATTGAGCCTCCTTTATCGTCACTCATCCTAATGGCCGCTCCTTCAACCAGTCCATCTTACGCGGCCCTGGCGTTGACAAGTCAGAGATGCCAACGATGGACGTATACTGATGCCGACAGAGTGCATCAATTACGCTAGGGGCAATCTCAGTCCAGTTGTCGTTGCTATGGCTATTCTTCCGCCAAATGTAGTTGCGTCCGCGTGAGTCTTTACGCTTTGAGTAACCCGCGAAGCAATAAGCGTGCCCGCCGCCATTGCGTAGGCTGATAGACTCAAGCACGCCATTCTGAGCGTAAAAAGAGTTATTCCAAATCGACCCCGCAAAGCAAGCACCAGTTAAGCTAGCGATGTACTGAAACATTCCGTCGTAGCTGTCGATCCATGTATGCGAGCGAATCTTAAACGGCTCGGCTAGCTTTCGCATCGAATCGGTAATCAGCGTTCGAGCGTTGCCGGGATATGGCGTAACGTACTTGAGGTGCTTTTCTTCAAGGTATCCGACATCCTTGCCCACCTTCAAGCCGCCGCTGATTGTAGACCCCGCATCGCGTCCTAATAGCCCGTCGAAGCGTTGAGCCTCAAGATACGCAAAAAGCCTCGATAGCTGCTTTCCTTCGCTGTACTGGCCGTCCGACAATGCCCAGACGTATTCCGCAGCGTTTGTGTTCCCATGCCCGCCACAGCTACCCATGTTGCCCTGATCATCATGCCGAATCAGCTTACGCGGATCGATTTCATCCGGTGCTTGAAAATCCCGCATCGTAAAAAGCATGGGCGTCGAAGAGTTGGCGATCTCGTCGCGACGTTCTAGCTCGGGATCGTAGCCGGTGAAGAAATCACTCATTCACCACCTCCAAGGCTTGCATCTAACGCCATGCCAAGCATTGCAAGCGATACTAACGCCGTGCAGGAATCGCTTTCGGTTTCCTTGGGTTGCTTGCTACCGCTCGAAGTGTCCTTCTTCGATGGTGGAGGCGGAGACGTTGGAATCGCTTTATTCTTCACTAACGAAGGTACGCTCGATCCCATTGCATGATCTTTCTTTAGTGGAAGTCCGTTTGATCCCATCACCACGCCCCCCCAATATCGCGATTGATCTTCGCGACTTCCTTCTCTCGACCCTCAAAGCTAGCCGGTAAATCAAGCTCGTTTAACGCTCGGTATACCGCGTCCAACGCTTCACGCTGCTTCGCTCCTGCGTTCTCCGCGATGTGCTTTAGCCACGCCTCTTGATCCTTAATCTTGCCTTGCTCGATCAAGTCCGCCGCAGTTAGAAAAGCATCTCGGTACGCCGCTCGGATGTTGGGCAAAGTCTTCGCGACTTGACCCACAACCGAGCGATCAGATAGATCACCTCCCCCCTGATTGTTACGCAACAACGCGAAAACAGCGATTGCCGCGATTAGCCACGGTAGCACGCTTTGCGGTTGCTTTGGAGTTTCAGTCATCATTGCCGCCTTGTGTTAAAGCCCCGCTAAGTCGCAACATTTAGGCCTAGGAATGTCGTAGTTGGATTAGCGGGGCAAGTGTCAATCTGCTTCGATTTCGTCTAGCCAGGATCCTAAAGCAAATCCAGGTGCGCCCGCTGGGATTGCCCCAAGGTAGCCGTTTTCTTTCGCCCATGCCCAAAGGCGGATTGCGATTTGCAATAGGACAAACAAAGTCGTCGGATCGAATCCGTAGCTTTGCGCCCGCGAGCGAAAGAGTCGCTTTGCTTGTTTCGCGTCCCCGCCTGCGTCGTTGTAGGCTTCAACGGCATGATGCCGAACTTCGTCCCATCGCTCTTTGATTCGTTGAATAATCACTTGAGCACCTCCGGCGGATTAACCGGACGGATCGATTCGCCGACGATCCAGCTACCGATTGCAAGCACAATCAGACTGATCTGATCTTCGGTGAGTGGTACTTTGTCTTTTAAGACGACGACAGCGACGGAAGCGACCGACGCCCAGAATCTTTTTGATTTCAATAGTCCCTGCAAATCCATAATGCACCTCCGTAATGGTGCATCTATGGTAACATCATTTTGAGGCTTGCCTAGATTTTCGGTTTCATCCGCTTTGTCGGCCTCAGCTTGACCTTGCAAGCCCGCTTCGCCTTCGGAACGCATTGCTGCTTTTCGGGAATCTCTCGCAGACCGTCAACGTCTTCGATGATCCGCCGATGGACTTCCGCTTTGGTTGCGTTCTCTTCCGCTTCGGAAACCCGGTCTGTGCAATCGCCATCGACAAAAATAGGATCGCCGTTAGCCGCTCGAAGTCGCATCAAGTCAATCTTGGCAAGCGAGCCTGCTTTGTGTTGGGTGGGGGTCACTTACTCAATCTCCCATAGTTCGACGTTTATCCCGTGGACATGCGGAAACTCAACCCACTTTTTGAAGCAACCACCGACGAAAGCAATCTGCTTGTCATCGTCGTAGGCGATGCCGTTTAGAGCGTCATACACAAGCTTTTGTAGGTTGTCGATATCCGCCTTGCCTGTGTGCCAATCGCACTGTCTTTGCTTCTTCGTATGCGACTCTGGACGCTCAAAGTAAAACGCCAACGTGCACCCTATCGGCCCGGTCATCTTCTCGCGTCCGTGATACGCTTCGCGAATCGCCTGCTTGAGAGCGTGCGAAGGATGCTTCGAGTCAACGTAAGCCCGAGCGAATCCGCCACGCGTCGATACCTTCGCCCTAGGTTGTGGCACTGGTTCGCAATGCACGAAAAAAGAGATACGTTTCATGATGCGGCCTCGATGAGTTGAACGTCGTGCGTACTGTACCAGCCCTCCACAAAACCGCCAAAGTCAATCAAAAACACGTCCTTGATTCTCTCGTCAACCTTTTGCACTACTCCAGTTTTGCCAATGTTTTCGCTGAATCCCTTTAGTAGCCGCACCTTATCGCCGACCTTGGGAACCCAAGTCGAACTATTCGGAGTTTCCGAAGGGTTGGAAGGTTCGATCTTGCGAATATGTCGAATGTCATGCCACTTGTATTCGTGCGTCGCGTCGTTGTTCCTGAAAAACCAACCCCCCATCCATTCGTGCATGTCCGTTGCT